GCAAGAAATGAACAATAAGCCAAATGCTCGTGAGCGACTGCACCTAGCAAGGATTAAAGAATTGCCATGTGGGGTCTGTGGTCAATCAAGCCCATCAGATGCTCATCACATTGAACAACATCAGCAATATCTCTGTATTCCGCTATGCAAGGACTGCCATCAGGGTTCATTTAATGGTATTCATGGGCAAAAGCGTATTTGGTCAGTTATGAAGCATACAGAGATGACTGTGCTAAACGAAACGCTAGGAAAGTTGTTAAAATAGGTTAACTCAGTTGCCATTGAGTTTTTAGAGAGTCTTGTACTCTCTTTTTTTTTATGAGATAATGGTACAAACTCCACAGGGATAGCTATGTCTGGACTACTCGAGCCATCAGTAAAAATCGAAATTGAGATACAAAGCCAAGAGAAAAATGGCGAGGCGTGTCCAGTAGCAACAGGCGATGTATCTATAAACCTAGAGAATCGTCAAAAAGCCATTGATAAAGCTAACTATGGCCCAATGAATCCTAATGAACAGAACATGGATTACTGGCGTGAAATCTCTAAAGTCTGGAGAAACTCACCAGAGCAAGCTAAAAAGTCTCGTTGCGGTAACTGTGCTGCTTTCATTCAGACCACAAAGATGTTAGATTGCATTGAATCTGGCTTAAAAACTGGCGACACAGAGACTGACGCATGGGCTGTTATTGATGCTGGAGACTTAGGTTACTGCGAGATTTGGGACTTTAAGTGTGCTTCTATGCGGACTTGTAGTGCTTGGGTAACTGGTGGCCCGATTACTGATGATTCCGAGAAAATGTCAGAAAATATGTCTAACGATATGGGAGACGAATATGGGAACGACTAACCAACAAGCTGCTGGAATAATGGGACTATATGCCAATATCAATGCAAAGAAAAAACGCATCGAAGCGCAAAAGGCGGCTGGTAAAACTCCAGAGCGTATGCGTAAAGTTGGCTCGAAGGGTGCGCCTACTGCGGATGCGTTTAAGCAAGCAGCTAAGACTGCTAAAAAGAAGTGATTAAACGAGGCAAAGAGCAGTTTTCTGGCTATAACAAGCCCAAAGCTACTCCTAACCACCCAACCAAGTCTCACGCTGTTTTAGCGAAGTCTGGTGAGGATGTAAAGTTGATTCGTTTTGGTCAGCAAGGCGTAAAGGGTTCTCCTGATGGCACGAAGCGTAACGAAGCGTTCAAGGCTCGTCATGCGGAAAATATTGCCAAGGGTAAGATGAGTGCGGCATATTGGGCAAATAAAGTTAAATGGTAAATAACTGGAGAATTTAAATGAGTAAATTAGTTCGTGACGATAATGGTCAATTGACCCAGATTTATGAACTTGGCACAACTCAAGTTCTGACTGTTTCCGCTTCTAGCGTTCAGTCAAATGCTTTTGATGCTGGTTGCACAATTATCCGTTTGGCAACAAGTAGCGCAGCGCATTGTCACTTTCAGATTGGTTCAAACCCCACTGCATCATTGACAACAAGCCCTATGATGCCTCCTAATAATGTTGGTTACTTCAAGGTAGCTGGTGGCGATAAGGTAGCTGTTATTCGTGGTGGTACTGCTGTTGATATTTCAATTACTCAGGTGGTCTAATGAAAACTCCTAAAATGAACAAGGCTGGTAAAGCTAAGGTGGCTAATGTCATGCACGAGTTTGGAAAGGGTGAACTTCACTCTGGTAAGGGCGGTAAAGTCGTTAAGAATCCCAAGCAAGCCATTGCTATTGCTATTTCAGAAGCTGCCAAAAAAATGGGTCGCTACAAAAGTAAGTAATATACTTAATCTGCTTAATGTGAGCAGATACTAACTTGACCAACCCTAGAGGAGTCAAACAAAATGAATAAATTAGAGGTAGGAAAATCCGAAAACTTAACCAATAGGGGTAAGGGAAGACCCAAGGGGGCGGTTAATCGGGTCACTAGCGAGTTTAGAGAGACAGTTAAGTGCCTACTAGAGGATAACGCTGATAACGTCTCTAAGTGGCTAGAATTAGTAGCAGAAGGAGATGAGCTAAAGCAGATTCGCCCAGACCCTTACAAAGCATTAGATATGTTGGCTAAGTTAGCAGAATACGCTACACCTAAGTTGGCTAGAACAGAACACACAGGTAGCGACAATAAGCCCATTGAGATTAGTGTTACATGGGCGAAGTAATCGAAATCCCTTACGCACCAAGGGAACACCAGATCAAGGTTCACGAGTTACTAGAAGCAAATAGGTTTGCGGTAGTAGTAGCGCATCGTAGGTTTGGAAAGACTGTTGCTGCGCTAAACCATCTAATCCGTGATGCGGTGCTAAACCAGCGAGAGACACCTAGATACGCCTACATTGCTCCTACTTATGGACAAGCTAAGAGAGTGGCTTGGGACTATCTCGTTAAATACACTACACCGCTAGGTGGTACTAACAACATCTCAGAGTTACGAGTTGACTTCTGGGGTAGGCGTATTCAGTTATACGGCTCAGACAATCCAGATTCACTACGAGGTCAATACTTTGATGGCGTAATCATTGATGAGGTGGGAGATCAAAACCCTAAGATATGGACAGACATTGTTAGACCTGCTTTAACAGATCGTAAGGGCTGGTGTCTGTTCATTGGAACACCTAAAGGCCATAACCACTTCAAGGAACTGCGAGACAGGGCAGAGAAGGAAGATGGCTGGGGATTGCTAGAGTTCAAAGCCTCTGAAACAGGTGTAGTAGATGACGAAGAACTAAAGCAAGCCAAGAACGAGATGGGTGAGGATAAGTATCGCCAAGAGTTTGAGTGTTCCTTTGATGCGGCAGTAGAAGGTTCATATTATGGACAAATCCTGAATGAGCTAGAAGACAAGAAGCATATGCAGGAGATTCCTTGGGATGACATAAGTAGGACATTTACTGCTTGGGACTTAGGAATGGGTGACTCTACAAGTATCTGGGTGGCTCAGTTAGTGGGTTCAGAGATTAGATTGATAGACTACTACGAGAATCATGGCGTGGGCTTAGACCATTATGTGAAGTGGATTAAGGATAATGATTATCTTAAAGCAGAGCATATCCTTCCACATGACGTAAGGGTCAGGGAGCTAGGAACTGGTAAGAGCAGACTTGAGATGCTTGAGGAAGCAGGATTAGAGGTCAAGATAGCCCCTAGAATGGGCTTAGACGATGGTATTCAGGCTGTTAGACGTATCCTACCTAGATGCTGGTTTAATGTGCCTAAAGTCCAGACAGGATTAAACTGCCTGAGAAACTACCGCAGAGATTACGATGAGAAGCGTAAGATATTCTATGAAAGACCACTTCACGATTGGTCAAGTCATGGAAGTGACAGTTTTCGCTACTTAGCCCTTGGATTGGATGAATGTCAATCAACGTGGTCTAAGCCTATTAACTCAGCACCGAAATGGATTGTGTAATGTATGTAGAAAGACAAGGGACTAATTTAGCCCCAAAAGTAAAAGAACTTGAAAACCGCATTGAACTATTGGAAAATGTGGTAAAAGAGTTACAATTACCGACAAGACCGAAACTTGGTCGCCCTCCAAAGGATGCACATGGAAACGAACGACTTGAAGTCGGTACTACAAGCTGAGATTGACGATTCAATCGGCTTTATTGAGAGCGAGACTGTTCAGCAGCGCAAGCAAGCGTTAGAAGCCTATTTGCGTCAGCCCTATGGTAATGAAGTCGAAGGTAAGTCTCAGATCGTAACTGGTGAGGTAGCAGAGGCCATTGATGGTGCGCTACCGAGCTTGGTGCGTATTTTCACAGGTTCAGAGAATATCGTAGTATTTGAGCCACAAGGCCCAAGGGATGAGCCTACTGCTAAACAAGCTACTGACTACTGTAACTGGGTTTTCTCAAGGGATAACGAAGGCGTAGCTATCCTGCATGATTGGTTTAAGGATGCCTTGCTACAGAAGAACGGCATTGTTAAGGCGTATTGGGAAGATAAAGAAGACATAACCAAAGAGCGTTATTACGACTTGTCTGGCGATGAGTTAGCTATGCTGATGAGCGATGAGAGCATGGAGATTGTCGAGCAAGATACGACTGAGTTTCCAATATTTGACCCTAATGGTCAGCCAGTAATTGACCCAATGGGTATGCCAGTTATGGGTGCTACTCATAACATCGTAGTTCAAAAGAAGAAGGACTCAGGTAAGGTTACGATTGAAAATGTTCCTCCAGAGGAGTTCTTGATTAGCAAGAAGGCTAGAACTATTGCTGATTCTCCTTTCATTGCTCACAGACAGATGTTAACTCGTAGCACTTTGATGGCTATGGGCTTTAACAAGAAGCAAGTAGAAGGCTTGCAGATGGGTGATGCTTTGGCTTACACACCAGAGCGTGTGGCTCGTTTCTCAGCAGGTGAGCAGCCATACCAAGTTCAGACTGATGACCCATCAATGCAAGAGATTGAGGTGTTTGAGTGCTATGTAAAAACTGATATAGATGGAAAAGGAATTGCATCACTCGTTCAAGTGTTTTACGCATCAAACGAGATTCTTCAGGATGCCAAGGGTAAGGAAATGGTTGAGGAAGTGGACTATGTTCCTTTCCACTCTATTTGCCCAATACCGATTCCGCATAAGTTCTTTGGTAACTCTTTGGCTGACAGAACGACAGACATTCAGTTAATCAAGACTACTATTACTCGTCAGATGCTGGATAACTTGTATCTGACAAACAATGCTCGTGTTGTTGCTGTTGAAGGACAAGTAAATCTTGATGACTTGCTTACATCTACTGCTGGTGGTGTTATTCGTGCTAAATCTCCTAACGCTGTTCAACAGTTAGTAGTTCAGAACGTAGCATCTCAGGCTTTCCCGATGCTCCAGTATCTTGACTCTGTGCAGTCTAAGCGTACTGGTGTATCTGATGCTTCACAGGGCTTAGACCCATCTATCTTGCAGAACGTAACTGCTGCTGCCGTAGCATCGATGCAACAAGCTGGCGCAGGTAAGATTGAACTAATTGCTCGCATCTTTGCTGAGACAGGCGTTAAGTCTTTATTTAAAGGTATCTTGCATCTCCTGTGCAAATACCAAGACAAGCCTCGTTTGGTGCGTATGCGTGGAGAGTTTGTAGAGTTTGACCCTAGAACATGGGCTAACCAATACGATGTAGCTATTAACGTAGGATTGGGTGCAGGAAATCGTCAAGAGCAGATGGCTATGTTGTCTATGGTTCTTGCTAAACAAGAGCAGTTAATCAGTCAGTATGGCCCTGCTAATCCTTATGTGTCTCCTGCTCAGTATCGCTCTACTTTAGGGCGCATGGTTGAGTTGGCAGGGTTTAAAGATAGTGCTGAGTTCTACAAAGCGATTACACCAGAGCAAGATCAAGTCTTGTCTAATCCTCCTCCACAGCAACAACAGATGCCTCCAGAGGTTCAGGCATTGATGGCTAAACTTCAAGCTGAGATTCAGGCCAACCAAGCTAAAGCCCAAGCTGATATGCAGATACAGCAACAACAACAGCAGATTGATATGCAGATGGCTCAACAGAAGGCTGGACTTGAGATGCAGTTAATGCGTGAAAAAGAAGCCGCTAAGTTGCAATTAGAGCGTGAGAAGCAACAGGCTTACTTTGCATTGAAGCAACAAGAGTTTGAGGCAGAAGCCCAATTGAAGGCTATGAAAATCGGTGCGGGTATTACTTCTAACGTAGAAATAAGGGGCTAATATGTCTTGGGATGCACCATATCCAGAGTGGCCTTTGCCTAAGCCAAAACTTACTATTGATGAAGTGATTAACCAGATCATTGCTCAACAACAACCAGAAGTTCAGCAAGAAGCTCCTCAAAATGATGTATTCCAAGTAGAGGCTCAACGTCAAGCTGATCTTGAAAACTTTTACTACCAACAACAAGCGGAAGCGCAACGTCAAGCTGAGATTGAGAACGCTTATTATCAGCAACAAGTAGAGGCTCAACGTCAGGCTGAAAATGCTTACTATCAACAACAAGTTGAAGCGCAACGTCAGCAACAAATGGTGCAACAAGCTCAACAAACTGTTGAACAAGTAATTGCTGAAATTACTCAGCAACCGCCACAAGTGGCAGAACAAACTGTTGAAGAAATAATTAAACAGATTCAACAACCACAACAAGAATCAATGCAAGCTGATGCTCCAATGCCTGAAGTAAAGGCAAAGCCATCTAATGCAGTCATTGACAAGTTAGCTAATCAGATTCTTGGTCAAGGAACTACAAGCCAATGGACAGGTCAGGGTATGGGTTCTGCGGAGGCTAATGCTCGTGACATGGGTAAGATTCTGGCGAGCATCGGAATCACAGACATTAATCAGTTTGGCTTGATTGATAAGCCTTATGACGCACAAGTAAACCCTAATGGTCGTGGTGGTTTTGTTGATATGCAAGGCAATCCTGTTGACCCAAGCACAGTAACTGCTGAACAAATAAGTGGTGAAGCTGGTACAGACACTATTTACACTACAAAAACAACGACTAAAGCATATGGCAATAAGGAAACTGGTCAAGAAGTACCAATGACTTATAGCGAGCGTCAGACAGGTAATGCTTGGGGCGGCACGTTTGAGGGTAGTGGCAATACTGGCTACAGAGTCCAGTTCACTCCTGATGGCAAACCACTTTTCTACACTACTGGAGCGTCTAGTTCTGATGTAGCATTTTATGCTCCTATCATTGCTGCGGCATTGACCCCTATCCTTGGCCCTGCGGCTAGTGCTTTGCTTGGCCCTGCGGCTTCTACATTGGCTACAACTGCATTAACTGGTGCATTGGTAGGTGGTGGTACTGCGGCATTGACTGAAGGCGATATTCTAAAGGGTGCTTTGCTTGGTGGTGCAGGTGGTGCGCTTACTGGCTACTTAGCTGGTGGCGACTTGGCTAATGTAAGCCCTGCTGAAATTAATGCGGCATCTGATGCGGCATCAAAGATGGCTGATGCAGGTTTAAGCATCCCTGAAATTAATAATCAACTTGAGATTGCAGGTTACAAGCCAGCAGCTATTGCTTCTGCTTTGGAGGATGCGGCTAATATCATTAGTGCGCCTCCAGTAACTATTCCTCCTATTGAAACTGCTGTTCAGCCTAGCATCACACAACCAGTTGCTACGATTGAAACTGTTGCTGCTCCTACAGTTACGCCAAGTGTCAATGAAGTAATTAACGCTATTGTTGCTCAACAACCAACACAACAGCCAGTTGAAAATGTGCAAGTAAATGCACCTGCTGTTACTCCTACGCCAACAATAAATGAAATTATTTCAGCTATTGTTAATCAAGAGCCTATTGTTACACCTGTTCCTGAGCCTACTCCGTCTAATGCAGTCATTACAAATTATCCAACAGAGACTGTGCAAGTAACT